GCCCCTTATTCTCGCGGGCACGGCAGGATGGCAAGAACACCTGCGCCCTGCCGACGCAGGCTCTGCCTTCCTGGCAAGCCGGGACCCTCCGGGTGACGGTCCCCCCGAAAAAATCAACCGTGTGAGCGTGCAGAATTCGTGGCCAGTCGCCTGCAGAATTCGTGGCCACTGGCGTGGCATCTTCATAATTCGTGGCCACTACAGTGGGAAGGGACACCGCTGCGGGGCGCCGCCGAGGATACCCGGCAGAGGCGCACTGGCGACTCGAAATGTCTGGCGGCGGTCCCAGGGCAGCGTTTAACGCCTGCCAGGCACAACAAGAGCTCCCGTCACGGCCCGAGCTTGGACGCAGCCTCATGCGGCTTCGCGGTGGCCGGTTTGAAATTACTGATCAACAATTCCTGCGTCCGGAGGGGACCGCTGCCGTTCACAGTCCAAAGCGAATTTAGCCTCTCAATGTACCATCCCCTACGCTCGTAAATCTTCGCGATCCAGGGATCGTCGTTATATGACAGCATCCATTTGCCGCGGACGCCGCGGAGGGCATCGGCGAGCGCCCGGTGGTCTTCGTCCGTGAACGAGAATGCGTAGCCTTTAGCGCCTGGGCAGCGGTAGGGCGGGTCGAGGTAAAAGAACGTCGTGCTCGCGTCGTATTTTTCGATACAGCGACGCCAATCAAGGCGCTCAATCCACACCGTGCGGAGCCTTGCTATGATCCTGCCGAAATCCGCGCGCGATGCTATGTGGACGTGTTTCGGAGGCCTCAGTCGGTGGCTGCCAAAAGCCGTTGAAATCCGTTTAGCCCCGAATCCGAGTTTCAAGACGGCCAAGAAGCGGATCGCCCGCTCGACCTCGCTGCCCTGTGCAGGCAGCGCGCGCCATCCCTGCCAAAGCTCGCCCGATGCCACAAGTGACGCAGCTTCCTCTGCGAATTCGGCCGGGCGGTGCTTCAGAACCCGCCAGAAGTTAATCAGCTCGCCATCCAGGTCGTTCAGCACCTCCACCTTTGAGGTCTCAGGCGGCTTTCCGAACAGCACCCAGGCCGCGCAGCCAAAGACTTCGACGTAGGTCGTATGCGGCGGGATGCGGCTGATGATTTCCGCGCGCAGCTTTGATTTTCCGCCCAACCATCCCAACGGACTTCTCAGCATCCACACCTCCTGTGGTATCAACCATCTGCACCTGCGAATGTCTTCCACGCACTCGACGTGGCCCGACGCAACTCCTCTCCGAGGCGAAAGCACGCCGTGCGGAGCCTAGGGGACGCCGTACAGGTCGAAGACGCTTCCGACATTGATGTTTCCGGTCCCGGTGTCGAAGAGGGTCAGCGATGTCACCGCCGCCGTACTCCTCCATTGGGCGCTGAAAATCTGTATGTCATAGTTCGAGCTGTTCCCCGTGATGCTGAACCCGTTTGTGGTGCTTTTCATTATCTTCCACCAGGTCGTGTTGGTGTAGTAATAAATCCACAGCTCGGAAGTGGTCGGCGTATTCGGCGAAGCACTGGCGCCGTTCGTCCACATGTAAGCAAACTTGTTGTCGGCAACGGTGTTTCCGCTGCCGAGGCTTCCGAGCCAGACTCTGTCGTAGTCTCCGCCAGTGTCGCCGTTAAGCTGCAGGCCGATATCCTGACGCGTGAGGGCGTCCGAGACTGTAGCCAAAGAAACCAGAAGGAGATGGCGATAGGTCTGCGGGATGTTGGAGAAGGTGATGCTGGGCGTGGCAGTTGACACTTTCACCTCAGAGATCAGTGTCAACCCTCCACCGCCGGATGAAGCTGCTATGCTGATATTGCCGGCGCTCGGGCTGTTGTCCGTTATGGTGATGCCTGACCCGGCCACTAAGCTCACCGGACCGGTAATTCCGTCGAGGCTCGCCACTCCCGCGCCGGCCCCGCCAGATCCCATCCCGCGCTCGGTCCAGAAGTTCGTTCCATCCGACCAGATTACCGCGCCCTGGTTCGCATTGATCGCGAGCGACGTCGCGCCGTCAATCGTGCCGCTCGCCGGTGTCAGCGTGACGGCGCCCGCGCCGATGTTCTCCACCCAGCAAACAAACAGGTTGCCCAGCGTCGCCGGAGACGTCAGCGAGACAGCTACCGGAGAGCCGCTGTTGTAAACCACCAGCTTGCGCGCGTCAGCACCGGCAATTGTGTCGGTCGTGCTGGTGACAACGCGCACGCCGCCGCCGGCGCCGCCGTTCGACACAGGCAGCACGTTGCGCACGTCGGTGGTGAGGTCAATCTGGCTGACTGCCATCAGTATCTATACCACGCCTGAAGGTTCGAACCCACAGGGTTAACGCTCGTGTAAGTCGTGATCGTGTTCCCGCTTAGGGTGTAGTCCACGCCTGCCTTGCGCACCAGGCCGTCCCAGACGAGAATCAGCGAGGCCGCCGGGTTGGGCGCGTGGGCCAGCGTAAATGACGTTCCAGCGCCGCCCGAGGGCACCTCGGCGTCTGCAAAGTTCGGCACGCCTCCAGCACCCGCCGAGCCGCGCATGGTGAACCAGTTTGACCCGTCGGAGTAAAGAAACAGGCCCTGATTGGTGTGAATTGTCAGGCTCGCCGCGCCGTCGATTGTGCCGCTCGCCGGCGTCAGTGTGACGTCGCCTGCGCCGGAGTCTTCAATCGCGCAGGCAAAGGTTGATCCGAGCGACGATGCCGACGGCAGCGTCAGTGCCACCGCCGAGGCGCTCGTGAAACGAACCAGCTTCTTATTGTCCGTCGCGGCAAGAGTGTATGTCGTGCCGGTCTGTGTGTTCACTCCGCCCTGGCCTGGCACAGACCAGGCGCCCGAGGCGCTCAGATACTTGCCGGCTGCCGAGTCGCCGGCTGCTGGAGCCGGAACGGCTCCCTGCGTTCCGCCGGAGCCGGAGTCTCCGACCATCACCGGCAGGTCCGCCGCGACAAGCGCGCGCGGTCCCGGCACGGCGGCGGCGCCGGAACTCGGCCCGGCGATCACCTGGTTGGCAGGGACGGCCGCGAAGGGCATCGCAAATTCTGGCCGCTTGTCAGTCACGCTGCTGATGGTCCTGCCGGCGGTGACCACCTGCGCCAGTGGAATGGCTCCAGCGGGGAAGCCCGTGGTGTTCGACGCCGGCTGATAATTTGCTCCGGGATCGAGATAGACGTAATTCGTGCTGGCGTCGGTCATGGTGAGCGTGCCGCCGGCGTAGCTCGAAAGCACTCCGGCCACCAGTATGGCGCCGGCGCTGAGGTTGAGCGTCAGGCCGCTGCCGGGCGTGGAGACGTATTGCGAGGCCGCAGGCAGGTCCGACATAAACGCCACGTTCGCGTCGAGCAGCGCCCAGTTGGCATCGCCGTCCGCGGACCACGGAGCGCCGTCCAGCGGCTGGATCAAGCCCTTTCGCGGAAGAACAGTTCGCGGATTCGCCATAGTCAACCTCAGTTTGCCTGGTTCACGCTCAGGCGCTGGCAGACGGCATAAACCTTAACCACGCCGTCATTCGTGATGGTTTCGTGCGAGCCGTCCCAGTAGCTGGTCTGCATAAACACCTGGCCGGTGGAGTCGTCGATGTCGGTGACAAACCAGTACACGCCGGCGGGCTGGGAATTTGCCTGCGGCGGCCGCGCCGCCTGCCCGGACACGAACCCGGCGGCTGGCGCGCGGATCGAGTAACGCACAAAGTCGTACTGCACCTCGCTCCGTGAATACTGGTACCCGTCCACGGGGCTGGTCGGAACGGGGACCACATCGCCGTTCTTGAAGAAACCCATGTAAATCCGCTCATTGCGCACCGCCCCCGCCTTGGCGTTGTGGCTGATCTTCTGTATCGAATCGTCCGTGAGCGGCTGGCCGGCGGCGATGGCGCTGTCCTGGATATCGAAGAACCCTGGGATCGAGCTGAATGTAAGCTGCGACATAGCGACCTCAAAAGATCACGTTGGCGGCTGATCCGTCGGGATTCAGCCCGCTGCTGCTGGCGATAAACATGTACTGGGCGCGCTGCGCCGCCGTGGCGGAACCCCAGGCCGGCGTGCCCGAGGGCGCGATCTGTGCCGGCGTGTTGAATTTCATGAACCGCGTGTCTGCGACCTTCAAAACCACCCTGCCCTGCGAATAGTCCGGGTTGCGGTCGATCACTTCGCACAACACATTGCTGACCCCGATGGCGCCTGTTTCGAGATCGAGCATCAGCCGGTGCGTCAGCGTCACGAAATCGCCGACCTCGACCTTCACCGCCGCCAGGAACGCCTGAATGGAATACACCGGGGTGTTCGAAGCATGGCGGCGGAAGACCTTATCGGCAAGAAGCCCGGCGATCAGGAACGCGCCCCAGCCGTAGCGCAGGCCGTCAGCCTGCACATCCTGCTCGTACTGCTGGTTGAAGACGGCGTTGCTTGCCGCGTCAACAAGCTCGATCGGTATAGGCCGGCTGTCGTCCGTGCCCGGCGTGACCCGGAGGACGTTGACGATGGGCCAACGCTCGGTGTCCGGCGTGCCGATGATGTTATCGTCGTTCAGTGCGAACGGGCTTACCGAGACCGGCTGCTTCATCGACTTCAGCGAGAGCTGGCCGTTTGCGCGCACCACCCAGTAGAGGCCCAGCGGCTTCAGAATCTGGTCTTCAATCCACTGCTTGCCGTCCTGCGCCGAAGTGATCTTGAATTCAAAGCGCACGCCGCTGAACTGCCCATCGCGCAGTGCGAGCGCTCCCGGAATGTCAAGCCAGGGGTTGGGATTGATCAGGGTGGAATCGCGCCCCGGCGAGTACATCCGCCACAGGTTGGGCGGCAGCGACGGGTCCTGCCCCAGGCCCAGCTCGTTCTGGCAGGCGACCAGCAGAATGTCGATAGGGTTGCCCTGAACGTAGCGCGGGTTCTTGTCGCTGACGGGCCAGCCGTTGAACATGAATGCCGTGGTAGTAGGCGGCGGAGGCGTGTCATCGCCCGGCTGCCAGGCCGACGGACCGCCGCTCGTCCACACCTGCTTCATGAGGAAGCGCTGCGGATCAGCCAGGTGGAAGCGGATCAGACCTTCCGGGCTGCGGTCCATCGAAAGCAGCTGCATCGTGTGGAGCGTCTGAAACGCTTGGAGATTCATGTTGGGGAAGCCGAGACAGACGCGCGCCGTCAGCCCCGCCGTGCCTGGGGTGGCAGCAAGCGCGCGCAGGTCGCCCGTGGGATCAATGGCCTCCGCATCAATTTGGCCGACGCTCGAGTGGCCGTCCAGCTCGTTTACCGTCTGCGATTCACCGGAAGGGATAATCAGATAAGGCAATACCTCGGGCGGCGGTGGCGGCAGCTGCGGCGAGGCCCTTAAAGCGATCAGGCCGAGTTGCCAGTCGGCGTCAGTGCCGCTGCCGCCTGAGAGATTGATCTGCGCATTGTACTTGCCATTGGTGCTGGTGACCGCGGCCCACACATCGACGTTCTGATTAATCCCCACGCCGCCGGTCGCGTAGGCCACGATAGGGTCCCAGATGCTGTCGAGGGTATAGACCAGCGTCGGGTGCTGTGGATTCGCGGTCACATTGACGAAAAGGTCCATCGCGTACGAGTAGGCGATCAGCAGGTCGTTCAAGGAAGTGGTTGTGAGCGTCGGCGTGTAGAACGTGCCGCCGCCGGCGGCGCCCATAGGGTAGGCGGCCGCAGCATCAACGCCGTATCCTCCCACGCCGCGGAAGGCCGAAACATCTCCGGCGCTTTCCTGGGTTCCGCCGCCAGGGTCGCAGGGCCCTGTCACCGTGATCGAGCCGGAGCTGTCACCCACTGTTCCGAGGCACACCCAGGCCCAGGAGGCGGTAAAGGTCCCATAGCTGAAGATAACGGGAATATAGTTGTTGCCGAAGGTGTCGCTGATGCTGCCAGGCGAGAAGGTCACAGTCCGCTTGACAGTCCACGAGGCGACGTGCTCGCGCAGCAGCACCACGAGCGTGTCGCCGGGCTGCGTGCCAGACGGCATGCCGAAGGTTAGCGTGTTGGCATTGAAGCCGGTCGTCCCATTCCAGTTGACAAACGTAACTGCCATTTGAGCCTTTCAGAAAACGTTGCGGCCTGGGGGTTACTCCGTCCCGTAGCCGCTGCCATACGCTGTGCCGTAGCCGCCCGAGGTGATTACATCCACATCGCCGGGCTCGAAGCTGGTGACATAAATCTGCAACGAGTCAATCACCAGGTAGTAGAGCGGCCGCTTCTGCGCCGCCGCCAGCTCTGTTTCCCAGGTTGAATTCCCAACGATCATCGCTTAAACCACCGTCCTGAACTTCAGCGTGCCGACGGTCCAGAGCCCCGGCGACTTCCAGGCCAGCTTCACCTTCAGCGTTTCGAGCGTGTAGGTTGTAAATCCCGGAGCGCTTGCATCGGGATAATAGTTGAACGTCAGGCCCTGGTTCGCCCAGTCGAGGAACGCCGACCAGGCTGCAGCATCCGGATCGGGGATATCCTCCACGGCGATCTCCAGGAAGGCATCGGTGCGCTCGTACACCTGCTCGACCTTGCCGCTCGAAGCGACGTTGATGTGCCGCACAGTCTCCTTGTCGTAGTTCGGCACCTGCCGCGGCGGATAGCTGAAGTTCAGCGTGACCGAGTTGTACACGATCTTCGGGTTGGCCACTAGAGCGACCCTCCTGTCGGGTTGTGGCTGGCAAAGAGCTGCTGCCGGTTATATTTCACCGCGGCGTTGATGTTGTTGATGATCTCCTGCGTCGCCGCCCGGCCTCCGTACACCGGCCCCTGGAAGATCACCTGAATCGTGTGCTCCGTGTTCTGTTGGGCGGCTTGGGCGCTGGCCGCGCCCGCAGCAAGCGCCGGCGGGGTCGTCGTAGCCGTTGCCGCCGTGGCCGATGTCTGCGCCTTGGTCGCGGCCTTCGTGCCGGAGCTGTGGCCGATCGTGCTTCCGTAACCCACGGCGCTCGCAGCCGCGGCGGCCGCACCGCCCAGCGCCATCCATGCCGCTGCTGCTGCAAAGTGCGCTGCCATGGCTGCGGCGTTCGGCCAGGAGCTCAGGGCCTCGGCCACCTGCTCGGCGGCCTTCACCTCGGCTTTCCTCTCGAGGTACTCAGCCAGTTGGCGCAGCATCAGCTTGTAGGCCTGCTCGCCCGTGGCTGCGGCGATGCCCATCATGGCGACTTCCGCAGTCATCGCGCCGATCACCAGCTGGTGCGCAGTCACGCTGGTGTTTGCCCAGTTCTGGGCTTCCTGCGCCAGGCGCTCGTAGGTGCTGTTGCCGAGCGTGGCCAGCACGCCCCAGACGCCGGTCAGGCTGTGCAGGCTGGCGATAAACTTCTTGTGCGCGTCGTCGGCGTGTCCGATCTGATCGATGTGCTGCCGGTAGGCCTGCGAGGTGAGCATGACCATCGCCCACTCCTGCCGCTCGGCATTCGTCAGGTTCGGATACTCGCGGGTCAGCTCCTGAACTGCCAGCGAAATCTCGCGCTCCGTGGGCAGCTGCTCGCGTTCTGCTTCGGTCAGCTGGTGAACCTGCTGGATCTGCGTTGAGATCGGAGCGCCGCCCTCGGGGATCGAAAAGCCCAACTGCCGCGGCGTCTCCGCCATCTCGCGGACGGTCTTCTCGTATTCCTTCAGGATTTGCAGCGTGCCGGCCACGCCGCTTTCCTGCTGGGCAATCGCTTCGCGCAGCCTGTCGATTTCTGCGATGTACGGCGGCAGGTGCACGCGCGCCGTGGCGATGGCGTTGGCCCAGCGCTCCTGAGCCTGCGCAGCCTTGTCGATGGAGGCGGCGGCCTTCTGCGGCTTCTCGTTCAGCTCGTTCAGCTGGACCTGATAGTTGACCAGGGCCTTGTTGCCCTTGTCGAGATCGTCCTGGAGCGAGGCAATCGATTTGCCGAGGTCCTTGGTGACCTTATCGCCAAGCTGCGACTCAAGTCCGGAAATTTCTTTGATCAGCTCCGCCTGGCGCGCGAGTTCGTCGGGGCTGCCGGCGATCCCGCTGACCGCTTCTGACGACATCCTGACTTCGAGTGCGTGCAGGTCTTCCTTGGCCTGCTTCAGGCGGTTGACCGAGTCGATCTGCGAGCGGAGATCGCGCAGCTGCTGCTCGGTCCGCTGGATTTCAAGCTGCAGGGTCTCCTTGCTGCGCTGGTCGCTGTCGGCAATCAGCGAGAGCCGCAGGCGGGTCGCGGCGTCAAGCTCGCCAAAACTGGTAAGCGCCGCCTCGCTCGCTTTGCGGGCGTCCTCCTCGACGGCCCGCATCTCCTCGTCGTAGCCGCCGAGCGCGAGCGCCGCGTCTTTGATGGCTTCGGCGACGCGGCCCCACTCCGTGATGTAGAACCCCAGCGCCGCAAGGCCCAGCGTGGCGGAGAGCGCGCGGCGGAAGAGGAACAGCTCATTCATTGACTGCCGGATTCCGCCTGTGGCCGCCTGGGCTTCTGCGGAGGCAGCCTGCGCGGTGCTCGAGGCGTCGCCAAACGCCGCCTTGATCTCCGCCGCTGCCTGCGTGGCGTTAATCCCCAGCTGGCGATACACCTCGGCAGCCTCTTCGGCCGTCGCTCCCTGCATCTGGAGCGAGGCGGCGATGGTGCGCCGCATGGCTTCGGCGGTCAGATTAACTTCCTGCTGCGCTGCAGCCACCTGCTCCATGGCGCCGGCCGCCGCGGCCGCGCCCTGTTCGGCGGCCTGGTTGGCCGTCTGAACGTCTGCGGTTGCGGCCTTGGCCTGCGCGCGGAAGTCCTCGATGGCCTGCATCGCCTGGCTGGGGTTGGCGACGATTTCAAGTGCGAGTTGGAGAATGTTGTCCGCCATCAGAGGTTGATCACGTCGCTGCGGTGGCCCGCAGCCTCAATGTCTTTGGCGTCCTGCTCGCAGCCGGCTACGAAGCAGGCGAGGTCAAGCTCCCACTTCCACGCCGGCGTGAGCGATGGGAAATAATCACTCGGCGCCTTCCCGTACCGCTTCGCCACCCGGTCGAGCGCCAGCAGGTTCTCCCGCCGCGTCGCGAAAGGATTCGAGAGCAGCGCCGCCACCTCCTGCCGTGTAGCGGTTGTAGTACTGCACCAGCCAGGCGCGGTCCTCGGGCCTCAGCCGCCGTGGATGGAACTCACCCTCCTTCGGCTCGCGGCTGAATTTCGGCTCAGCGATCAGAGCGCAGATCAGCTGGTAACTCCAGGCGATCAGCTCGTCCGCCGAGGGCTTCTCTGCCTTTTCCCCGCGCGCGGCGGCCGCCAGCGAGCCGGGCAGGTCGCCCACGCGCGCCCAGAATTCCAGCCCGACCGGCGGCCGCAGGCGCACCCGCAGGCCGCTCGGCAGCGTGGCTTCTTCGGTTTCTGGGAACTCGGGAAGCAGGAAATCTTCCAGCTTGCTGTGCCCGTTGGTTTTCCGATCGCTCATCACTGCCTCTCTTTATTGCCCTCGCGCTCGCGCGCTTTTGGGCCTTGCTGCGATTTCCAGGAAGCTGGCGAGCTAAAAAGCCCAGCGCCGCACACAAACGCAACAGGGGCTAAATCTGCCAGTAGATCGAACCCAGCTGGTCACCGGCCGGCCGGGTGGGGTCCGCGATGGCGTTCATCGTGATCTTGGCCAGCGTCGGCTTTTCCTTGCTGAAGGCGAGCTGCGGCGGCTTGGTCACTATCGCCTTGTAGAGCTGCGCCACGACGAACTTTCCAGGATAGTTCGTGCGCGGCGAGATCACGGCGACGCTCACCCCAGGGGCCAGGAACAGGCCGCCGTATGTGAGCTGGTGGTAGTTCTGGAACCCCGGCGGCAGCGCAGTGTCGGTGCCGGTCGAGTACGAGGAGCCGGGCAGCATGAAGTTCAGCTTCTCGAGGTTGGTCTCTTCGAGGGTGACCTCGATCATGCCGTCGGCGTCCACGGGTCGGTAATCAATCGCGCCGAAAATCTGGTCGGCCTTGATCGGGCTGAGCTTTGGCTCGAGCGCGAAGGTGGTCGCTCCGTCAATCGCTCCGCCATAGACAGCCGTGGTGCTGTTGGTCGCCGGGGGCGCGGCCGTGCCGGTCGCGAGCGCGCCGCTCTGCGTCCAGTTCTGGCCGATCGGGATCGGCGCGGCGTTTTGCAGCACTTCGGTCCCTGCCGTCTCGCTGGCGTAGACGTTCCAGCCGATGGCGTTTGCCGCGGGCGGCGGCGATTGCACCACAAGGTAGTTGTTCGCCGCGACGTTCGATGATGCTTCCGGCGAGGCGTCGGTTTCGCCGCTTGGATTCACGTACGTGACCTTCACGAAGGGCGTCTGCGCGGTGAGTGTTCCGCCGGGCACGCTTGACAAAATCGGCGCGGGCGGCGTGGGGACGGTGCCGGTCTCGGTCGGATTGCCGTTCGCGTCGATCACCAGGCGCTTTCCGGCCTGCGGCACCTTTACGCCCAGCCAGATTACTCCCGGTCCCTGATGGATTTTTGTTGCATCTACGGGCATTGGTTTTTCCTCCTATGCTTCGAACAAGTCTGCCTCTATAGCAAGCCCTGCGGCTTTCACGAACATGCTCTTCGCCTGCCGCAGCTCGGCGTATTCCGGCTGAGCGACAAACAGCCTTTTGAGCGCTCCGCCCGGCAGCCCGGAAGTCATTGCGCCGCTGCCGTAGGCAGATGCCGGCAGCGCCAGGCCCGGAAGCAGAAAATCTCCCGAGGTCTTCTCGAACGCCGCGGTCAGAACGTGCCACACCGCCATCGCGTAGCGCTGCACCAGCACGGCCACAGCGTTCGGGTCCTGGTGGGCAGCTGCCACGGCGCAGAAGATTCGCACCGTCTCGTGCGCCACGTTCGCCTGCGAAGGGTCGAAAGTCTGCGACTGCGGCACCATCAGAATCGCTGGGAAGTTCGGCGTCACGGACTCTGCGAGCTGATAGACGGTAAACGGCGGCAGGCTTCCTGGCGCGCCGCTTACAAAGTCCAGCGCGGCCTGGATGTCGCGGTAGACGAGTGCCAGCATCTGGCGGATCAGCGGCTCGGCTCCGAAGGCGTTATAGGCCGGCTGCCAGGGCATCAGCTTATCCCCTCCCCGAGAAGCTGGCCGGTGAGAATCCCGTAGCCCGTGGTGCGGGCCTGGCCCGGACCCATGTTTGTGATTCCAAGCGCGCTTGCCGCGGCGAACCCGCGCCGGCGCGCCATCGTGTCAATGGCCTTCATCATCGCGCGCTGGATGGCCGTGCCCAGATCAGGCGTCGGGTCAATCACGCGCCGCGGCGGAACGAATCCTTCTGCAAACCGCTCGCGCGGCTTTTTCTTCCCCACCATGCGGTCCACGATGGTTCCAAGCAGGCCAAAGCACCCCAGGTGCGACGGCCGCCATCCCGTCTGCTGATAGACGGCGTAGGGCAGCGTTGTCCCGAAGCGCATCGACCGCGGCAGATACTGCCGGATCGCATCGCCTGAGGTGGAGTCCGTCAGCGCGCGTCGTAGGCGTCCTGTCGCCACCTCAATCTGCTGCTCGCCGTACTTCTTATATTTCCGCTCCAGGTATTTCTCCGTCAGCGGCGCCCAGGGACCGTGCGCGCCGACGGCTCCGCGCGTGACAAACAGCGCCGCTTCCTCCTTCTCGATTTCTTCGGTCACCGCCGGCCACACCTGCGAGTAGTTGTCCAGGTCGCCGCGCAGGCCCGCAAGCGCGAAATCAACCTGGTCGGCGTTCTTAATCTGGAGCGTGAAGCGCAGCATCTTATAAATCCTGATTCATGCCAAAGGCGCGATTCTCCTGGCGGTCTTCCGGCGTGGTGCCGTCCGTGTCGGCGCCCGCAAAGGCGTTGCTGTCGCGGAAGCGCGACTGGATTCCAAAAAACTGATCGTACGCGCCGGCGCGGATATCCTTCAGGATCGTGGTGAGCGCCTGGCCGCGCGCTCCGGCCACCGCCGGTTCGCCCGTCTGCAGCGACACGCGCGAGGCGAGCACGTCGCCCAGCTGCCGCACCACCGCTGCGGCGTTCAGACCGGAAAGCAGCGCGCTCTGGCGAGTGGTCAGCGGCAGCGGCGGGGCGTCAGGATCGAAGCCGCGCTGCACGAGCGCAGCGGCAATCGCCGCTGCAGCGCGGTCGATCCACGCCTGGATCTGCGCGTCCTGGATGTCAGCGTTCCTGACGAATGACGGAAACTCCGCCGCCACATCGTCAACCGTGCAGTAGCCCATTACTTCTTACCTTTCAGCGATTCCTTTGCCGCTGGATCGTCTTCCACCTTCCCAGCCTCGACTTTCTTCTCAACCGGCACGCGCGCAATCGGCTCGCGGGTGATCGGGTCTTTGAGGTTGAGGAAATGCCCGGCAAGGTCTTCGTCGAGGTCGTGCAGACCGCGCGTGAAGAGCTTTCCGTCGTGCGAAATCGGGTGGACCAGCTCAACTTTCTTGCGTTTGTCAGCCACTTGATTTGTCCTTTCTTTTGGCTCCAGGGCGGCGCGCGCCGCCCTGGAGGCTGAGCAGCCGGGTCAGGGCGAACTAAATGGGGTTCACCCACAGGAAAGCGGCGTTGGGTTCGATCATCAGCGTGTCGCGCGATTCCTGGCTGATGATCAGCGTGCCCAGGCCGTGCTCGTCGCGGACCTCGCGCAGCGGGTAGAAATCGATCCGGCTGCGGAAGATGTAGCCGAAGTTCGGCGTCAGCGGCGCAGGCGTTCCGGTGGTGTAGTAGAGCAGCGCGATGCTGTTGCCGGGGGCCGACGGCCAGTTAAATGCCAGCGTGTCGGTCTGGCCGGGCTGCGAGGTCAGGCCGACGTTGTCGGCGATCACGACCTTCTCGATCCCCAGAGCGGCGGCCAGCCAGCCCGTGTCAAGGCGCTTCGCATCCACGCCGATGTTCAGCGTGTATTTGTAGTAGTCCTTGACGGCCGTGTTGGTTTTGATCGTGCGCCACACGCTGCGGGGCAGCAGGAGCCGCATCTGTTCCGGCTGCGAGCCGGGCACGTTCTGCAGGATCGTTTCGATCTGCGCCATGATGGCGGCAATCGGATCGCTCGCGCTGTTCGACCACTGCGACGTGCCGGACAGCGTGACATTCTGCGGAATGTTGGTGGCGTTGATCAGGTTGATGACTTCGAGTTCGCGGCCCATGGCGATGAGCCCCTGCACGAAGTCGCGGTGGACCAGGTCCACCTCCGCCGGGTTGTCGGCGTTCTTTCGGGTGCGGTCCGTCAGCAGGACCTCTACCCCGTGGCCCTGGCAATCGTAGAACCCATAGGGTTCCTGGTTCAGGCGATAGCGCCGGGGATAGCCGCCCTCATCGAGCGTGTCCACCACGGCACGGAGCGCCTGCTTGGAGTACTTCGCGTACTTCCCCGTGTCCTTGTCGGTGGCCACGATCGGGAAGACCT